TAATAAAGAGATACAACAAGAAGCAGATGATGTAGGAATATTTACCAACTTTGCTAAAAAGAACGCTAAGATCGCTGAACTAAAGAAACAGCGTAAACAAATAGAAGAAGCTAAAGAACTAAATCAACAGCTGAAGAAAGAAATACAGGAAGAAAATGCTAGGGTTGATGAGGCTGAAGCTAACCCGAAACCAATAGAGGAACCGGGGAAACTGACGGAAGAAGAACTAGAATCACCCGATGAGAAGTTGAGGGAAGTTGAGGAAGAGGTAATAGAGGAACCTAAACCTATAGAAGAAGAGGCAGTGGTTGAAACTGAAGAACCTAAAGTAGAGGAACCTAAAGCTGTAAAAGAAGAAGCAGCGGCAGTCGAAGCTGAAGTACCTAAAGTTGAGAAGCCTGAAGTAACGCCAAAAGTAGAAGAGCCAACACCTAAGCCTAAACCTTTAAAAAGAGATGGCGTGTTACAAAGCTTAGTAGATAGAACTAGAGCTGCGTTCTCGACGGGTAAACCTCCAACTATAGAAGGACCAAATATAGAAAGAGATGCCAAGAAACTGTACAGCGATTCATCTAGTATATTTAGTAAAGCTATCAATACTTTTAGAGAGAGCGACGGTAAAGAAATACGGGCTTTAGAAGTAGCTTTAGATGAAGTGGTTTTTATCAGGGATTTAAATAGAAAAGTTATAGACCCATTAGATACACTATACGGTAGAGGTTTACAATCTGCCCGGAAAGACGCTGCTAAATATAATTACGAAACTGTATTAAGTGAGCGGGCAGGGGCTGAAGAAGATGCTTGGATGAGCGTTGAGAAAGCACTTAGACAAGCTATTGATAACGATGCTAATGTTGAGTTATATAAAGCAGTAGATGACGCTTTGAGTGTAAGACCTAGATTTAAAGAGCTAGGTGAACAATTTGATCGAAAAGCTACAGCTGACTACAAACGTAAACTTAGAGAGGCTACAGAAAAAGAACCTAAAGAGATACCTCAAGAACTTATAATATCTAGATTACAACAAAAATTAAGAGAGGCACAACAAGAGTTTGTAGGTCTTAAACCAGAGGCTAAAACTAAAAAAGCTAGAGAGAAGTCTGAAAAAGAAATAGACATACAGAAGAGGTTAGACTTCTACGCTACAGGTAAAAGAGAAGCTAAACAAATAGCACAAGAAGAGAGCCGCTTAGAAACTTACTTGGAATTACTTGAGGAAGGAGACATAGCTAAGATTAGACAGCAAGTAGGACCAGCACCTGATTGGGCTAACAAGAAGGCCGTTGCTTCGTACTTATCTACTATCCGTAAAGTAAATAACAAAACAAAGAAACTGTTACAGAAACAAGTAGTTGAATCTGACATCTCTTTACAAGACCCTAACAAGGTAGCCAAAGCTGAAGCTAAAAAGAAATCACAGTTAGAAAAGCGTCTTAAAGAACTACAGAAAAGGTTTGGCGATATAAATAAGATTCGCCCTAAAGACAAACCTAAGAAAGCAGAAGCTGACGCTGAGATAGAAGATTTAAAGAATAGAATAAAGTTTCACGAAGCTAACGAACGTGATGCTTTAAATTTAGAGAAAGCTTATAAGGAGCGTGCTAGGTTATTAAAAGTTGAAACAGGACCGTTAGGTGCACAACGTGCTGAGATAACTAAACCTAAGGGACCAACTAAAGTTCCCGGAGAATTAGAGAAGGTAAATAAAGATATATCGTTTCTTAAAAGTAATATACGAAGCAGAGTAAAAGAAATAGATAAGGCTGCTTTGGAAATGACTGATGAGTTTCAGGCGGCTAAAGCTGAAAAAGAAATTAATAAACAAATCTCTAAGCTTGATGATGAACTACAAGAATTAAGAGAGAGCTTCGCTAAAGAACCTGTTGAACCCGGCGTTAAGAAACCAGTTGAGAAAGACCCTCGTATTAAAGAGAGGGAGGATAAGATAGCTTACTATAAAGAAGCTAGGCGTCAGATAATAACATTAAAGAAAAAATATGCTGAAAGAGCTAGGCTGCTTGAATTGGAGACTGGACCTCTCGGAGCACAAAGAGCAGAAGTAACACCTAAGCCCACTGGTCCTAAAAAATCAGCAGGTATTATAGCTGAGTTAGATGAACAAATAGCTTTCATTCGTCGGAATATGCGACAACGTGTCGATGAGATTGATAGAGCTAGATTGGAAATGACTAAAGATTTTCAGGAAGCTAAGATGTTAGAAGCTATCAAGAAAAGAAGACAACTAGCTAAAAAGAGGTTAGAGCAAAGAAGAAAAAGATTTGCGGATGATTACGATTTAGATAAAAGAGCAGCCGAAAAAGCTGGAAGGAAACCTGAAGAAACTGATCCGATACTTCTTGAATATCAAGATAAAATAAAGTTTTATGATGCTATCGAAGCAGAGGCTCTGCGTAAAAAAGAGTTAAGAGAAGAGTTAGCTAAAAGAGCCGAGATGGAAGCTAGGGGTGTTGTTTCAGAAATGCGTGAGCATCTAGCCCCTAAGCCCACAGGCCCGAAGAAAATAAGGAGTACCGATCAGATAGAGAAAGAGATACGAGCCTCAGATAAAAGGATGCGGGATAAACTGAAAGACTTTGATAAAGCTGTAGATAAGATGCGTGAGGAGCGTATTTACGAGGCTACTAAGAAGCAAGCCATAGCTGCCGCTCAATCCGATGTTGAAACTAAAGTATCTAGGTTTCTTAGGCAATGGGGTAACAACAGAGTGTACGCTATGATATGGCAAACTAGTTCTGTTTTAGCTAGTGCGTTGGGCGGTATAGCTAGTTCATTTAAGCAGTTTACGAAGATGGGAGCAGAACCTATAGCCGATATGATGGTAACTAAAGGTTACAGCGGTTCTCAAATATCTTCATACCAAGCATTGAAATCTAATTTCTACGGACTAAGGGAGGCTTTAAAAAATTGGAAAGGTACAGGTCGTGCTATAGCTCTTACAGCTAAAAACTTAGAAAGTGCTACAGGAGCTGCGGGTGCTAATAGACTGACTGGTGACATTTCTTTCGGTGATCCTATTAGATTGTTAGAAGCAGCTGAAGAAGCCGCTAGAAGAAAAAGATTGAGGGGTGAAACTGTAACCGGAGTTCAACATGTTTTAGCTAGGTTGCCATTAGGTAAGATGTTTAATGAGTTCATGAAGCTACCACTAAGAGGTATCATGCCTATAGATGAGGGTTTCAGGAGACAGTTGTTGCGTGCTGAGTTAATGTCTGAAGCTTGGAAGGATGCTTTTAATACACACCCTAAAGACCCTAAGAAGGCCGCTGAACTAGCAACAGAATTATACAAACAAAAGTGGACTAAGGATCAGGGACTAGAAATTCTAAGCGAAGAAGGTGTTAACGCTACCGCTACGGATACTATAAATAAAGAACTGTTATTTGATTCTAATGTAGCTAACTTAGATGAGACGGAGATAGCACAACCTATAGCTGATAAAGTATTAAGGTTCGTTAAGGAGTTAAAGATGCTAGAAGATACACCAGCAGCAGGTGCTTTAATTCATCTGTTAGCTCCAATTATGACGGTAGTAGCTAGAGGTGCAGGGCGTTCTATACGCGTAGGACTTCCTATAATACCAGCTGCTCAAGCTGCGAGAAATCCTTACAATAAAAAGATTAAGAAAGCTAGAACCAAGATTCGTGAAAAGAATGATATTATTGGCAATAAAGAAACCACACCAGATCGTAGAGTTGAACTGAGTAAAGAAGTTGATGAATTAGAAACTAAAATTAAAGAATTAAAAGGAAGAAGGATTGCTTATCATAGAGACGCTATAACAGATACTTTATTGGGTACAGGTATGATGTCTTTAGGGTATGCTTTAGGTGCGTCAGGTATAGCGGTAGGATCACTGTCATGGATGAATCAAACACAACGAGAGAGATTCCAGCATAAGAACCCTAAAGCTAAACAAAATACAATAGAAGGATGGGGTTATAGAGAGTTGTTTCCTTTGTCTATGGCTTTTGCTATTGGTGCAGACTGGGCGATGTACGATGAAATGAAAGAGTTCCAAGATGAATCCGGTAAGCCTATTTTAACAGAAGACCAATCTAGATTAACAGTGACGTTAAATTCTATGAAAGATTTGTTTAAAGAGGTTCCTGTTGCGGGTGGTATGAAATCTGTAGAGCGTTTGTTTAGTGGGGATGATAACTTAATGACAGGTGTTTTAGTAGATTGGTTAGCTTCTTTTGCCCTAGTACCTTCACAGATAAATAAAGTATTAAAACTATATTTTGAAAAGGGTAGTGTAGAAGAATTAAGAGGGGGTTCTTGGCAAGACAGATTAGCTTACAAAGTTACAGGTAATCATCCAGCAGGTAATAAAAAGACTGACCACTTCGGATACGATTTACCATCACCTAAAACAACTTTACAAACTTTTATTAGATGGGCACCGGATAGAAGCGTCGAGTTGAACGAGTTCGATGTTATTTATAAAAAAGATATTGAAGGAGAGGGTCAGCTTGTAAAACCACCAAAACAGTTCCCTGTTATAAGAGGTATCGATATGTATAAGTTTGTAGATAATAACGGCACATCCCTTAAATACCGTTTCGATCAAGAGCTTAGAAAGACTGAAGTAGATAAACAAGTTATCGAAATGATAAAAACAACAAGATGGCAAGATTCATACAAAGAGGGTTCTAAACCTAGAAAGGGGACAGCTGATCCTACTTCAGTAGCTAACCCTGCTTTACAAAAAATAAACGATAAACTAAACAAAGCTTACAATAAGACCGCTAAAAATATAATAAAAAATATAGGCAACACTAGCGGCACGCATTGGTTGGATGAATTTATAAGCGAAGAAGAGAACGAGGAAGGCACTTTAGAATACGAAAAATACGGACCTAGAAAAACTCTTAGACAAGTTATAGATAATACTAAAGGTAAGTCTATAACTACAGGCGAACCGATAGCTGTTGAGGAAATATTAAATAGAAACGATCTAGACGAATTGTTAAAAGATAACCCTCAACTTCAGTTATTGAATCAATAGGACTTGCTCTTCTCACTCAATAATTAATAATATACACTTAACATCATGGCTATCACCTACGTAGACTATACAGCAACGGGCGGACAGACCGACTTTGACTTTACTTTTCCGTACCTTGAGGACGAACACATTAAGGTAGAAATCAACGGTGCAGACACAACTGACTTTACGATCGTTGCTTCACCATCCACCAAGGTAGTACTAGACAGCGGTGCTACAGCTGGAGATTCGGTGCGTGTCAGAAGACGCAGTGCTCCCAACGAAAACCTCGTGGACTTTGTTAACGGGTCTGTACTTACAGAATCAGAACTTGATTTAGCTTATCGTCACAACCGTTACTTAGCGGAAGAGATTGCAGAGCTGAACGACCAATCCCTACAAAAAGAAATAGGCGGCACGGAGTGGGACGCTTTAGGTCTTCGTATACAAAACGTTGGTACAGCGACAGATACAACAGATGCAGTAACGAAATCGTATGTAGATAACAAAGTTGCTCAGGTATCCGGCGGTGCTACACAACCTCCACTCAAGTGGGTATTCTCTGCTATATCAGGTACGAATAATACATACACGGTTACAGGAGCGGAAGTTCTTGGAGACACAGCTTACGAGGTAAGTATTGACGGTCTGATTAAAGAACCAACTGTAGAGTATACTGTAGACCCAGACACTGATACACTTACTATCATCCCGAACATGACGGGCGGAGAGGACATCGTTGTCATTCAGCGTGGGTTTGGAGTGGCAGTTGCAGGTACAGTAGGCACAAACTCTTTAGTGGACGGTAGTGTTACGAATCCTAAGTTAGCTAGTGGTGCTGTTACATCTGATAAAACTTCTTTTACTAATTTAGAAGTTACTAACAATTTAAGTGTTACTTCATTAGGGGGTAATAACGGGTATGGTGGTATTGAGGTAGGAGGACCGGATGGCGGGTATATAGATTTTAAAAGCCCAGCAGCCGATGACTACGACGGTCGTGTTCTTGTTGGAACTTCCACTTTAGATATACACGGAAAGCAGGGAGTAAATATTAACACTGGAGACCCAGCGGTTGTCACAGCTATTAAAGCGTTAGCTGACGGTAAAGTTCGGATAGGTGGAGCTACTGACCCTACACACGCCCTCGACGTAACTGGCGACTTAAACATCACAGGTAACTACAAAGTAAACGGTACGAACTTACAGACTGTACCAACTGGAACGGTGTCTGCTTTTGCTGGTTCTACTGCTCCTACAGGTTACGCTTTGTGTGACGGGTCGGAAGTAAACAGGACAACTCAAGCTGCTTTGTTTGCTGTTATTGGTACGACTTACGGTATTGGTAACGGTTCTTCTACATTCAATCTTCCTGACCTTCGTGGACGTGTAGTTGCTGGATTAGGAGAAAGTTTATTAGGTACTACTGCCGACGAACTTGGTGACGATAATGGTCTCATTGCCGATACGAAAGAACACACGCTTACCATCGATCAGATACCGGCACACGATCACGGGGGTGGGACAGTCGGAACAGGTCATATATCTGATGTTTCGGGGGGTGGAGGAAGAACGCATCCATCCGGAAATGGTGGTAGTGTAACAAGTCAAGGACTTGGTGATGCACACAACAATGTACAGCCCACCATCATTTTAAATTACATTATTAAAACTTAACATCGATGATCGACTCCATATCCAGTCTTCTTAACACCATCCTTGTCGTCGGTCTCGGCGTGAT